TAATCGGTTGATAAATTTCATCACTTTCTTGGAAGTATCGCAGTTTGAACCCATCCGAACCTAACTCAAAATTCTTTATCGCACCGCTATAATCAGAATTGAGAATGTCAACTCTGTAAGCTACGTTGGTTTGAGTGCCGTAAAATGTACTTCTAAATTGAACTCCCATTATCTTCTATTATCCCTTCTTGTTGTGTTTGTACTAATAACCAAATCTTGACCTCGCACCGTTCCGTCAAGTGTAAAGAATGACTGACCTCCACCTGCAAAAACAGGTATTGTTTGACCTACTCCACCACCAGAGTATGAACCGCCTCCACCGCCACCTTTTGAGCCTGGCGCTTGACCGCTTGCTTGCATTGCTCCACCTACTATACCTAAGGCTATACCGCCTGCAACAAGTCTCATACCTTCTACGGCCGTAACTTTTGCAAACAACATCGGAATACCTATCGCTATCATAGCCGCCCCGATTTGGAGTGCTATACCTCCAAGCATCTTGACCATTGCTTTTCCTGCATCTTCTAATCCTCCAGACATTAAAGCCGCTCCAAATGATGCACTTGCATTTGTTAAAGCCGATACAATAAACTGCTGCCAACCTCCAATTTTTTCTCCTAATTCATCAAAGAAAATTCCAACCTTATTAAGTTCTCCGCCCAAGGATTCGGTCATTCTCGTAAAAGATTTTGGAATTTCACCTATTAAAGTAGGCATTTGAGCGCTTAAATTTAAAGCATCTATACGAATAGGGTCAAATGGGTTATTAGCTTCGTATTCTAATCTAAATAACTCTAAATTATCCCTCATTTCTATTGCCTTTATAGGGTCAATTCCTGCAAATTGTTGTACTTTTTTAGGCTTGGCATTTTTTGCTTTTATAACTTCTATACCCTTTTGCAGTTCTATATTTTTTTGTAATACTAAGTTTTGGGTTTCTAAACTTGTTATTTGTGAATTAATTGCATCAACTTCTGTTTTACTTAACTCGGTTAGTTTTTTACCCGATAAAAACCTTGCTTGCTGATTGGATTTACTTAATTCGTTTTGCTCTAATTGTTGCTTAAAAACTTCTATTTTTTTAAGATTTTGCTTTATAAATTCTTCATCTGCTAAAGTGTTATTTTTAGCCATTTCAAAAGCTAATCTTAACTCTTTATTACGTTTAAATAATTCTCCCGTTTGCTCGTTTATAGTGCCTGTTACTTTACGAGTTATTCCTTCAAAAATAGACAATTCTTTGTAAGCCTCTTTAGTTGACATTATAGCTTCAACCATTTTAGCGCCAAATATAGTTAAGGCCGTTACGCCTAAAGATAAAGCCGTTTGAATTGAAAATATAGAAGAGCCTATTTGACTAAAAACTGACTTAACAGGTTGCCCTTGTGCTATTAATTCAGCGTTGGCTCTTTTTATGTTTTGTATTTGGTCAACAAACATCGGGATGTTGTTAGATATAGCCATAAACCCCGTTTGCAAAGAATAAGTAAATGCAGGCAATTCTCGTGTTAATTGATTAACAGAATGACCTAACATATTAAACCCACTTGCAGCACGTTGAATGCCACCACCGCCTGCCATTTGACCAGTATTGTTTAAAGCCGAATTAACCTCATCTAATTTGGATTTAAGTTGTTCTGCTTTGTTTTTAGCATCTTCAAAAGCCGCTCCCGTTGTTCCTTGAGCTAACGCTATATTTTTTGCATCTTTAATTGTCGCACGATAGCTTGAGTTTAATTGGTCAATGGCCGTTTTAGCACGAGTTGGAGCTTTTTTAGCCTCTTCGCCAAACTTACCCAATTCGTTAGCAGCAACCTTTAAGTTTTCGACTAAAGGACCAACATTTGCACCTACTAATACGTTTAATTTTTCGCTCATTTCGCTTTATCCAACTTATCCCAAATATCAATCAATTCTTTATTTTCTTCTAACCATTCGGCTCTCGTTTTTGGTTTTGCATCCCAAGGGAATCTCCACCAATCAGCAGGAAGTGCGCCTTTTCTATGAACCGTCAACACTCTTGTAGCGGTGTATCTTGCTACTTCGTACTGAATCTTTAAACTATCAAATTCTATTAACTTTTTACCCTTATAAGTCTTTGTAAAGAAGTCAATCGAACTATTTAAAAACTTATCCTCTTCCCATCCCCAAGCATACGCCAAACACTCACATTTATCTATGAGGTCTGGCTCTTGGCGTTTGGGTCAACTTCCATAAACTTAAGCACCTCGGCACTAAATCTAACTAAAATCTCTTCTATGTCTTTTTTAGTACCTGCATCTAAAATCTCCTCTACTTCTTCAATCGTTTTAGGAGTGCTTGTGAAAAGCATTCCAAAGTAGCCTAAATCTACTATCAAATCAAAGTCGATTCCTTCTTCTGTGTTTTCTAATTCCTTAAAAATCTCGGTTAATTTCTTACCTCGTTTTTTTTCAATCTCTTTAATAGCTCTAAAGCTAAATTTAAACTCGTAGTTTGTGTTGTTAAGTGTTATCATCTTGTTAGTGTTAATAAATAATCTTGATACTTCAAATATACGCCATCCTGAGAACTTATGTTATCAAATCCGCTATTTTGGTTTTGGAAGGATATATTTTGAACTTGTGAATCTTTGTAATAGTCTAATGCGCCTCTTACCGCCTCGGCTATTGCGTTTGCGTTTGGGTTCGTTTTACTTAAACTTGTTACTTGAACTCGGTAAAAGTCCATTTCACTTGCACCGCTCTTAGTGTTGGTTGGAGTTGTGCTTACTACTTCAAAAACTATAAAAGGGAATTGAGTAGTTTGCGGTGCTTGACTTGGGAAAACTTTGTAAGAAGCCACGCCAGAAGTAACCGAACCAACTAAGCCCGTAACCGCTGCATCACTTATTAAAATATCGTATATAATTTTGTCAATACTCACGCTACTAATCCTTGTTTTTTTGCTTCTTTTCTAATTAAACCCAAAATTCCCTCTTTAATCATACTAATACATTGAGGTTTTACCATATCGGTAGCTTTTCTGATTACTCCGAAAGGTTCAATAGAACCTGTGCTAAGTGTTGCCCCATATACTTTTGTCAATCCTGTTTTTTGCTTATTTTTTACTATCCCAATTCCACCAAGTTTATGATTTGCCCTAAACCTTGGAACCGTTCCAAACTCTAATAAGTGAGCAGCATTACCTCCGTAACTAATTCTTAAACCGCTTCCAGAAGTGTAGCGAGGTCCAACGTAGTAAGTGAAGTATGGTTCTCCTTTTTTTCTTGTACGCTTAAACGCCTCTACTGAATTAGCCAAAGCGCCTGTTTTGGTGTGAACCGAATAACCTGCTTTAATTGCTTTTACGAGTGGAGCGGTGGCACTATGTACGACCGCATCCACCTCTTTAGCATCAAGCCATTCCGTTTTAGCCAGACTTTGAATTAACTCATTAATACCTGTAATCTTTAAGCTAATCATTGTCTTTTGCTATTGCTCTTATTTTTAAGCCTTCATTTAATCTTGCACCAAACTCATCAATTGAAGTGATGTTGAAAGTTTTGCCCCTCCAAGTTAATCTCATAGTTTCAGTTATGGTTAACCCCGTAGCCCTTACTTCTACATCAATAATGATGTTGGCCACCTTTTCATCACTTTGTTGACCTTCTGCCCCTCCAACAGGTGTAACTTTTGCCCAAAGGTCATAAAGTTTAGTGTACGCCCAAATCGGGCTACCGTCATCTGCAGTAGCTCCGTTTGGCGTCAATACCTCTATCCTTTGGTCATATTTACCGAAATTTATCATTAAACCGTACCTGTAGTTGGTGCGCCTGTCATTTCTAAAGTACCGCTAAATGTAACGGCATCTTCCATTGGTGCAGTTTCGCTCAATGAGCTAATAAGACAAGTAGCTTGGTAGTAAATATCTCCTGCTGGACCTGACCAACGAGCGGTAAAAGTTGACTTGCTATTCAAAGCTACAAAAGCCTGAGAGAATCCCCAATTACCATTCTCAACAAAGACTCCTTCAAAGTCAAATGTTGCAGAACCTTGTCCGTAGATTGATTCCTTCCAACCTCCCGAATCTTTATTAGATACGTCAATCAAAGCACGAGTAAAACTCATTGTGTTTGATTTTAAATTTGCAACGGTAGTTCCGTTTATTTTTAATACAACGGCCGTGCCGTTTAATGGTGATGAACTTGGCATATACTTGTTTTTTTTATTAATCTATAATTGCTAAAATATCGGTTGCAGTTGTACCCGTAGCGAATACTTTAGAACATCCTATTGGTAGGAATGAACCATCTGGCACGTTTT